CACAGAGAAAACAGACGACATTTATGGCTCACCTCCCGTGAGCCGAGCCTCTATAGGCAAAAGATCGTTCCGCTACGATGCGGAATTTGATCACACCTTCTGCCCGATCGTGAAAGCAACGATCGGCAAGATTCTGTGTGTCGCCATTTCGGGCGGCCCACTTACAGACGACCAGCGCTCTATCGCGTCACTCGACTCCTCAATGTTTGAATTTGCTCAATACGGAAGGGAATCTTATGATATTGACATGAAGCGGCTGGCCGTGGTTCTTGAGGACGCGGGGCTGACGTACAAGCTTCCCTCTTTTGATACCACCGTCCGCCGTCAGCTCCAGGGTGTTAAGCCCTGGGAGCCGGTTGTCGAAGCCGTTAAGGAGTTGAAGGACCTTAACGCTGCTTAATTTATTCCGGTTTTTATCAGCCGTAAATGATTAACCTTTTTAAGACGAGCTGACCAGTGTTGCTACGCGATTTGCGCTAAGTACACGTCAATTAACAGGCTCCTCTTCAGTCAATTTTAACCTATGCTATGGATAACATTACTACCTCTTCTACAGGCCCTGTTGAGCCTAATACTTCAGCTACTACAAAAACTACCTTTTCGGAGGTTGCTCCTGAAACCCAGGAAAACGTTTCTTTCGGAAACTCAGAGCAGTTATACTCTGTCAACATTTCATCGTCGCCGGATCCGACTTTCACCGAATCTGCGTCGGAACATGCGCCGCTGGCTACCTTTCTTGAGAGACCAGTGCGCATTCTTGAAACCACTTGGACGACTTATACTGACAAAACTCAGCTTTTTGATCCTTGGACGCTTTGGCTTGAAGATTCCCGTGTCAAGAGTAAGCTAAACAATTATGCTTACGCTAAATTTGATTTGAAACTCAGATTTATGTTGAACGGGACTCCATTCCACTATGGCAAACTGATCGCGTCTTATTTGCCATACTATGAGTATGGTGGTACCGGAACGACTGTTCGCAACACGTATAATTTGGTTAATTCCATAACCGCGTCACGTGCTTGTGGACTACAGGCGATATCAACATTTCCCCATGGTGTGATTGATCCATCAATTAGCAACGTCGTTGAAATGACGCTGCCTTTCGTGTGGCACAATAATGCTATTCCTATTGCGGGAACCATCGAGTCTCTCGGATCAGTGGTAGTGTTTGATCAGAATCAATTGGCTATAGCCACTGACACGGCGAGTCCGTCTTTGAATTTGACTGTTTATGCGTGGGCTGAGAACTTTACGATGTCCACACCTACTGAATTCGTGGCAACTTCAAAAGTCTCTAAGAAGTCCGAATTTGTCGATGGACCTGTTTCGTCAGTGGCTTCAAGCGTGGCGTTGGCAGCTGGAAAACTCAACAATCTTCCCGTTATAGGACCATTCGCGCGGGCTTCTCAGATAGGAGCCAGCGCAGTGGCGGATGTTGCCCGGATTTTTGGCTTTTCTCAGCCAGACGGTTTGCGTTATGCTCCTCCGCGAACTGCGAGACTTTCGTCAAGTCTCGCTATTACGTCCGGAGAGTCCTCTTCTGAGCCTTTGACGTTTGATCCCAAACAGGAGGTCAATGTCGACCCTCGCACTGTTGGTTTGTCTGGAGACGATGAAATGTCATTGAACTCTATTGTCAAACGTGAACAATGGATTACTAAAAGTGAGTGGCGGTCGAATATTGGTACGATCACCACCGCAGGATGTACCAAGGTTCTATTTGCGTGCCTGGTCAATCCCAATCTTAATCGCGTTTCGAATGCTGTTGGGCTTGGAGCGGCGTACATGACTACCCCTGGTGGGTATGCGTCCCTGCCTTTTACGTATTGGAAGGGCGACATTACTTATCGTGTTGAAGTTGTGTGCACAAAAATGCACTCTGGTAGACTGAAACTTCAGTTTGATCCTATGGTGCATCATACAGCTTTGACAGCGGCAGGCATCTTCACTGAAGATATCAATGCACGCAACACCATGATTTTGGATCTACACGACAGCAATGTCGTAGAGTTTACGGTGCCATTTACTTCTCGGTATGCTTATCTTCGGACGAAAGGGGGGCTCGGTACGGAACGTAGTTTCGTTCCAGAGCACCTTTCGGACGTCACGATGAATTTGAATACTGCTTTCGATGCAACGCGAGATATGGGAATCTTTTCTGTGTCTATCGTAAACGAGTTGGTTGCTACTCAGCTTACCAATGGACCGATGTCCAACACCAAAGCGTCGGTGGAAGTTAATGTGTATATGAGATGTGGTGATCTCGAAT